GCCATTATTGACTCCTATCTTAGTAAGAACGATCTTGAGCAGCCATTGTAAAGTCAACAATAAGATCACTTGTTGTTGGGGCAGTAGCAGAAGCTTTAAGTCCAGTAGCAGCAGCTAATGCAGTTGATGTAGGTAAGTTAGTTAAAACAGTTTGTGAATAAACTTTACTATCATTTACAAATACATCTACTGCATCTTTACCGTTGTAGTAAAAACCAAGACGAATAAAAGTAGCATCAACTAAAGTAGCTACAGCACTTTGAGTAGTAGAGGTAGATGACTTACGAACTATAAAATCAATAGTAGACGCACCAGCAGCTTTATTAAAATATATACCTGCAGTAGGAGTAAGAGCTGCGTTAGCTGTAGTTAATCCTAATTGAATTTGATCATTAATAGCAGTAGTGGCTTTAAAACCTACATAGTACCAAACTTGTTGTCCTGAAGTAAAATTAAAGTCTAATGGGTTAGAGATGATTGCAGCAATGTCATTAGTGACACTAGAAGATCCACCAGCAAGAGAAATTAAACCACCAGCACCAGTAGTCAATCCAATAGTAGCGTGTGAACTAGTATTGGTTACAGTCCAGTCACCAGCAACGAATTGTTGAAAATCATTAAAATCAGTAATGGGGTCTGTAGGATCAGGTTGACCATACATACCGAGAGTTTGGTTTACTTTTTGAGTAGATAGCCCATTAGGGTAGCGAGTTGGTGTAGTCATTGTAATGCTCCTTAGTTACGTTCTATTAAAAAGAACGCTGTAATATTACAGCGTAACTTAGAATCAATTATTACTTAATACAGGGTCTTTTGGGGACTGAAGGTGGAGGACGTTTGCCTTTTTCTTTTTCACGTTCAAAACTCATTATATACTCCTTATATAAACACAGGGAAGGTTTTAATCTTCCCCGTGTTACTAGTAACAATACTACGGGCCGTTAACGCCATACACAGCACGTGGATCAGACCAACCAAAAGAATAACGCTCGTACCCTTTAGCTTTCGCATTCATGGTATCGAAGTCATTGTCTTGGTCAAACATAATGCCAACACGCTCATAGTGCTTCATACCAGTCTTACCAGGAATACTATTCCGAATAAACCAAGCATGAGCAGCTGTGAAGTAGTGATTAACCTTAAACCCACCAGGCAAGTAGTTACCAGACTTAATGACGTTAATGTCATTGTTGGCAGTACCAGGCTGATATGAACTATGCAAGATACGTTGTGCGTTAAACACTTCGTTACGTGCAATGTGCAGGGTCTGAGGCATTACAGAGATGAGCAAGCCACGGTCATTGGTAAAGCCCATGATCGCAATCATTGCATCTTCTAAGGACGCTTCGCTAAGGTCAGAATCGACACTAGGACGATTAGACCAAGTACCACCAGTAACGTTGGTATGGGCAGTACTGCAAAGCTGAATCCCATCACCACCTAAATACGTGCTGTTAAAAGCACGATTGTAGATGTTGGCAGCAACGTTCTCTTTCGTTTGACGGAAAGACATAGCCAAAGCTGCAGCACGTTTACGAGAAATGGTTTCATACAAGTTATCGTCTAATTCTTCTTTCGTAACGATGTATCCCATAGCATACGCAATATGCGTATAACGGGTTACAAAGCCTTGAATCTCAGAATCATAAGTAACTGCTTGGCCTTGATTCTTGACAGGCACTAAACCAAAACTGGTTAACTGTACGTCTTCTTCGTAGTTCTGATGTGAAGAATCAGTATCAAACAAATCAGTGTATTCAGTTTTATGCTCATCATAAACTTGACCCCACCACGCTTTAACCCCAGGCCATAACGCTTTGGGATGACTACCAGTTGTAATAATTCCAGCCATGATAGCTCTCCTTTATAGACCAGTAAAGTTTGTGCCAGTGGCGACACCAAACTCGTGATTGTTAAATCGGCAAAGAATACGTGCATAAGCACCTATTGCATTGTCGGACTTTTGTGCTAGACCTAGCATTTGAATCGGTAACGTATTGGTCGTATTAACTGTAGCACTCGAAAGAATAATATTTGAGTACGGAGCATTAGGCCCAAGATACGTGTTCTGACTAATTGCGTAAGTCTGATCTGCACCAGAGTAGAACGAACCAATGCCTGTGTTGTAGCGCATTTTAGCTAACGTAATATTAGTAGCAGTCAAACCAGCACTAGCTTCAAACAATAAGTTAGGATCATCTGCAACATACACATATCGGGTAGCAGTACGAGTACCGGAAAGGATATAAGTTTGTTCTAAGCTAAGAGTAGTACCTACTAGTGATACGCCAGCATCGGCAATACTAGTACCTACGATAACACCAACAGCAACAAAGCTAGACGCAGAAGCTGCGGGAACTTTGATGATGTAAGGAATACCATTTGCATCAGAACCACCAGCAGACTGAACAATGTCGCCAATAGCATATGAAGCAGTAGTATCACTTGTGGGTATAGCGTACATACGAGCTTGACCGGAGTAAGCAGCACCATTCAAGTAACCAACGGGACTTAGCCCATTAATCTTGTTGGTATTAGCCATTTAAAGCCTCCAAATTAAAGTTTAAGAAAGCTTGATACCGTCTTTGGGGACGTACATCATAGGATCAGATCCTGTGATATTGCCCTTGCGGATTGCAGCATCAATCTTGTCGTTTTTAGATTGCAATTCGGCTTGATCCTCATCGTACCATTCTTGCCGAATCTTCATCAGGTATGCGTACATTGGTTCGCCCTTCTCTTTACTGCCAACCAAAAAACGTATCCTGCTATCTCCTAAGTCCCCATTTCTGGCAACTACGTTATCATTCATTCCGCTAACTTCGTCTGGCTTAACAAATTCATATCCGTTATCCAGGGCATCTTGTATCCTATTCTTATCATCATTTAGTATGTGTAAATGATAACCTGGTATATTTGCATCTACACTAAGTTTACCTTTAGTGCCATTAAATACGTTTCGTTTACGTCTTACAGCACCATCAGAAGCAGGTGTAGGTTCTGCTGGTTGATGTAACTTAGCTAAAGAAGCCATAGCTTCTGCTGTCTTTTCTTGTATAGTCTTTGCACGAGGCATTGTATTTCCTTTATCTAGTTTATTCTGACCAATCATATTCTGCAACATATGTTTCTCTAGTCATTAGTTTTTGTTTGACAAACCTATCACAGGCAGCTTTTGCTTCAGAAGGTAAATCGTTATAACTACGCTTACCCGTACTTCCATTAGGTCTACCCCTATTACTGCCCGACTCAACAGCATAGTTAGGAGTACGTTTATCTTTCCCAAACCTTTGTGGAAGTTCTTCTGCTAAAACTTCATCTAGCTTCTGTAGAAAAGCATCACCTATAAGGTGAGGAAATTCCTGTCTAATAGATTCACCAATAGCATTGGTAATGGAAGTTTGTCTCTTATCTTTTCCAAACCAATCATTCCTATCTAACCATTTCTGAAGACTGGGGTCTACAGAAGGGATAATATCAGGAGTAGGTTTAACTTCACCTGCCTTAATACTCTCATCCTTTGATACCTTAACTTCCTCTTTAACGCTGTCAATGGCATCGTCAAGAGCATTTACTCGTTTACCATCACCATCACTTATAGCTTGAGCACGGGCTTCTTTAAGTTGTTCAACCTGTGCTTCTAGTTCTTTAGTCTTTCGTTCGTAGTTCTCTTTTTGAAACTTCTTGAATTCGTCTGCAGTCTGTTTGAATTCACGGAGGCTATCTTTAGTCTGGTTTAATTCCTTAAGCAGGTTTTCATTATTTTTCCTAAGTATAGGAAGAATCTCTCTACCCCGCTTAACAAAGGTCTGGGCATCTACCCAATCCTCTTCCTTGCCATTAAACTTTTCTTTAGACACCCAACCCTGAGACATAGCTTCCTGAACAATACTATTGTCAAGCTGCTCTGTGTCAGAGGCTTCTTGTTCCCCACTACTTACGTTCTCAGCCATCATATACTCCTATAATCTATTGGTGTCAAGAAAAACTGCTTTTCTTGGTTACTAGGTAAGGATCTACCAGTTCTACATCATTATCTAAGACAGCCGTAATATCTCCATCATTAACCATACGGTAGTCTTTCCCGTCTTTTCCTTTATAAAGAAGCCCTGCATACTTTGCAAAAGCAACCTTATCGCCTAACTTACACCAAGCTTCTTTCATGTCGTCATAGCAAGTGTTTCCCATTGCTACAACAATACCTGTGGTATTAGACATCTGTTCTCTTTCTCTACCTGACTCTGTTGCTACAATAATACCGCTTGCTGTGGTTTTTGCTACTTCTCTAGGCAGGATTAGAATCCTGTGTCCTACTGGGTTTATCCCGCTGGTCATATAAGTCCTCGTATTCCATATTTAAAATCAGTGCAATAGCTCTGCACATTCCCTTTACTACTTCTGGGTTTTCGTAAACTTCGTTTACTAAACCTTCCTTCATCTGCTCTCTTTCTTCACGAAGCTTTTTCATAAATCTAACTGTTAAAGGAATAGTTAACCATTCCTCAAAACCTTCTTTTGTTACTAGTAACATAATTACATACCTTGTGGTGAAGGAGTACTTGTCATAGGTTCTTGCATTTGCTCTGGAGATTGCCCTTCTTGCTTATCTTCTTTCATTACTTGAAACGCTTTAGTCATTGTGTCTATGCTGCTAAGAATCCCTTCTCTGCGTTCTCTTTGCATAGCAATAGCAGTATTGATTTCATTGATACGTTGTTTACTATCTATGGTATCTGTCTCAGCTTTAGTTAAAGCTGCTTCAGCTTCAAGCTTCCCAATTTTAGCTTGTGATAGTTCTGCGTCTTTCATTAGCTTCAACAAACCTAACTTCATATGAAGATCAAGTTCAGCTTGTTTAGTCTTGGCTCTAATCTCTTCAATCTGAATCTTAGGATTAGGTGGCGGTTGAATCTTGTTCGGGCCTTTAGGATCAGGCAAGAGAAGATCAATATCCTGAACTTTAATAGCTTTAAGAAACCGCTTTTCAACTTCATATCGGTTGTACATTCCAGGAGCTTCTTTAACAGAAGCTTGCATAGCCATAGCTTGCTGTAATCTTAAAGAATCAGAAGTAATACTTGGGTCTGCTGACGGACGTACATCACTAGAATCACCTTCATAGTCTTTAACCAAGATAACTCCTTGATCAGTAGCGTCTGAAATAAACTTCATGTTCTCGGTAATGTGGAGTTGGTTAAGTCTGTACAGCTTGCGAAACTCATTCTTTAAAGAACGATAAGTACGTTTAAAGATACCATTAAAGACCTTCTTACCTTCTTCAGCAACGGTACGACTAGTTTCAGCAGGAGTATTTTGTCCAGGACTTTGTCCTACTAGGATGTCTACAGCCCCACCAGTACGCTCACCATAGTTAATAAGTAAACTTAATAGAGTAAACAAAACTTGACTAGGCTCTCTAACAGGAAGAGGTAGGATACCTTTCTTAAGATCATCCCCAGTACTATCAACGTGTTTCCACTCTAAAGGAGTAAAAGTATAGTTACCACCACGTACTTTAATGCCTCGACTTAAAAACCCCCCAGCCGTAACAGACATAGTACCGGCATCTACTAATTGGTTAATAAGAGTGTTAATTGATTCATTTAATGGCCCTAACAATACTCCAAAGCCTAAGTCATAGAACCCACCATCAGGGCTAGGTATAAAAGGATACTTGGTAAAACAGTTCTCAGGCATGATACGAAGAATAGTACCTTTCTCATTTCTTTGAATACTGCTCTCAAAGTAACGAGCTACTATACGAGCTACTTTAGCATTGTCCCGTCTAACGTAAACAATGTAAGGCTCTGCATACCCATCACCATCAAAGTCAATGTAACAATGCTGCTCTAGTAGTTCGTAAGGAGTACTAGAGTCAGAAGTCTCTGGAGGAGTAAGTCCTTGAGCTTTAACACTGGCAGAAGCTAAAGTACGGTTCTCACCTAAACTGCCAGAAGGAGAAGGACGATCTTCACCTATGTCGTGCCACAAACCACGGACTACACGTTCGTAAATATCGTTTTTACTGTAGTACAACATATGAGTAATACGTGGTGCAGTCTCTAAAGACTTAGTCCAGTAATTGACTACCAAGTCTTTAGCTGGGACGTTTTCACTGATGTTCTTACCACGAATAGGATCAAAGTAACTTTTCTTAAAAGCACAACCAATAATAGGTTGTGTAATAAGAACCTTGTCCATATCTGATTCCCACTCTTCATCCTCTTCAAGGATTTGGTAGCTCATGTGGGTTTCAATACGTTCTGCACGAGCACCCTTACTGCCATCGTTATCTTCCCCAATAACCCTGCATTTAACAGGAGTACTTCCATCAATCAGTGTGGGGTAAGCACGAGCATGATACTGAAGAGCAGCAATAGTAATGAGAGGAAATTTAATGTTAGAAGCATTAGGCCAAGGAAAGTTTTTAGTTTCCGTAACCTGTAAAGCCAATTTCATACTGGCTTCCATCTTCTTTTCCCAAGGTATTCTAGATTGAAGATCAGCTTCAAAGTGATCTACAACTTTATGCCCAATCTCAGCAATCTGGTGGTCATCTAAAAGATCAGCTATGTTAGGAGTGTAAAGTAACTCCTCTGTTTTAAAGTGATAATTGTGTTCCATATAATTTAGTATCCTGTAACTAGGCTTCTACCAGACATCTCTTCGTGTTGGAACTTACGAACCATAAGGCGGTACTCTTCGTCTTCATCTTCTTTTTGAGTAGG